CGATACCGTTCTTGGCATCCTTCATCACGCCCAGAATATCACGAAACTCTGGCACTGTAAATCTATACGGGTCACCCTTTGAATTGTCGTAAATAAAGTATGGCCCAGACTGATCAACGCCATATTTTGCCCCGTAGTCATACATGCCGTATTCACCCTGCTTGGCTGTAACACCCTTAAACGGCTCCTTCACACCAGCGGCCTCACGCATGATGGCATCAATAGTTCCATGGCTTGCCTCTTGTTGAGATCCGGCAACCCATGTTTCCCAATGATAGCGTCCGAGAGAAGCGTCAGTTTCTCTGCCAACTAGCTTGTATGCCTGTTTTAATTGCTGAGCCATAGCTCGTTCAATAGTCTCGTACACAAGCAAGCCCTTTACGCCATAAGTGATGTCTGACAATGCAGTCCCTGCAATCTGGGCACTCTCCTCAACTTGTGTGCCATCTTTTTTGTTGACCATCCTCTTTTCAGATCGGCCATCCCAAAGATTTTTTCCAGAGAACTGGCCGTCATCCCAAAGGTTTCTAAGTTGTACACGGTCAATGACCAGCACATCATCTCGGCCGCTTACCAACAAAGTAAAACTGACGACCTTGTTATCAATGCCAACGCCTGTTCCAATCTTTAAAAATTCTCTGCGAATCTGTGGCCCAGTCATATTTGGATTGGCCATCATTTCGTGAACTTTTTGCAAGCCTGTCAAACCATTTTCATCAGTGGCGGCCAACTTGGTCAAAAAGTTTTTGCCAAATGCGTTGAGGTTATGCGCAGCGCCTGAGCCTGGCTGGCCAGATCCTTTGCCAGCAATCGTTGAAGCCCATGCCAAATACTCGGTAAGGTCTGCAGCATCAAATTTGCCAGACGCAGCCTTTTGCAAGAATGGCTCAATGCCACTGATTGCATCCATGAACAAGCCTTCTTGTACATATGGACTCACACCACGGGACAAGAATGACCACAAGAACAGCTTTCCTGTTGTAACAACATCTGCTTGGCCAGACGTGTATAGGTTTTTAAACTGAGCTGCATTTTTGAATCCAGCACTTGCGTCATCAATTTGTCCTTGAGTCAACTTGCGCAATGGCAGCGCTAAATTTTCTGGGGATTCAAGTGCTTTAATTGCAGCGTATGGAGGTATTGGTACTTCATCAGATTTAAATGAATAAGCCAATAATTTAGTCCATGAATCCTCAGTCAATACCGGGTCAGGAAATTTCTGAAAGATTACATCTAGGTTTTCAATTTGACGGTTTACATTTTTAGCGTCAGTTGCCAAAAGCAATAGAGGCTTATCTGGCATCTCAATATCGGAAGCAGTAACTTTGACTCTTAAATTTTGCTCAAGGCCAAGTTTGTTACCAGCTGAAACATTTAATCCAGGTTCAATAATGCCTAAGCCTCGGGCAGGCATGCCGCTCTTTTCCAGCGCGTCGATTGTCATCTCGGCTGCTTTAGGAATCAGTGGCTTGGCAGCTTTAACCGTACCGGCCACGCCTGGAATCAGTCCTAGTACAGCACCACCAGTTTGCATGGCAGCTGTGCCGTAGTTGCCTTGCTGTGCTGATGTGATTGCATCCTCACCCATACGCACAGCTTCCTGTGTTTGCAAGCCGGTACCTAGAAAGGGCACAACGTCTGCAAAACCAAGATTTAAAGGTAGGTTGCTACTAGGGCCGCCTAAAAGGGTTTGCGCGTTCTGACGGGCTTTATAGCGATCCACGCCCATGCCTTCAAAACCAGCCTGTAAAAAGCTAGCCAAGCGCTCGCGCACCGTAGGGTCGTACGCTTTCATTGTGTCAGGTGAACGGCCACTGTACGCACTTTCCGGCAAACCCCTAGATCCAACCTCAGCCACCAAGATGTCGCCAGGTCGCTGACCAGGAGCCATTGGTCTGTCAGTCTGTGCTACCGTATCAGGCTCCATCGGTTCTGTTGGAAACTGTACTGCTGTCAGAGCCGACAAATATTTGTTTTCAATTGCATTGAAGGCCATTACAGATTCCCTTCTGCCTGGTCAAGCAGACGCTTAATTTGTGTGATTTCTTGTGGCTTGAGCTTTTTGCTTTGCTCTAAAGCAGGCAGGGTATCGCGTGTGATCTTGCCGCCAGCCTTCTTTTCCCAAACAGTCTCAAGCGTTTTCTTCGCGGCCTTGGCCTGCTCAGTGTTCCGGCTGGTTTCAACCTCTTTTGAGATCTGGTCAAGAATTGCCTTGGGCTGCAAGAACTTGCCTTCGGCTGTGGCTTGTGACTGGATTGCCTGAGCCTTTGACTTAAGCTGCTGCAAGCGTTGGAACTCTTGGCCCTTGGGGTCAATGACAGTGACGGCACCAGGCGTGGTTGGAATGCCGGCCAATCTGGCCAGTCCAGTGTTTAGCTCTTGCCCATCGCGTCGGTCTTCGCCCATAAAAAACTTCAGCGCTGAAACCTTTTGCTTTGGGTCTAAGCTTCTGTTGCCCAGGATCTGCTCAGGGCTAGTCACGGTGCCATTAAAGATGCCGTTCAATATGTTGAACTCAGCAAGGTAATTGCCCTCTTTGCTGGGTTCTAGCAATTCTTTAAGTACGCCCAGTGGCACAGCCTCTGGTGACTTTCGTGCAAGAGCTGCAATATCGCTGGCAAATTGTTTGCGCGCTGGGCTGCCTTCTGGGGCTGCAACAGCCTTCTCATACAGCGGAACAAACTCTAGGACGGCTGCACGTTTGTCAGCTGCAATCTTTGCGTTAATTGCAGAGTTACGCGCATTTACAGCAACCATGTAGTTGGCAGAAACTTTTTCTATGCTGCCATAGTCTGACACCAACATGCCCTTGACCAGGTCGCTCATCCGGCCCACATTGCCAACTTGAATGTTTTTAAGTGTGGCCTCGGTGTCGGCCATTGCGGTCTCGTCTGTAAGAAGAAACTTAGTTACAGCATTGATCTTGGCGCTTTTAAATGCTGCTTCAAACTTATCGCTGTATTGTTTTTGTACTTGAACATCACCGAGGAGCAAAGCACTGGTGGTAATTGTTGACCGATACACATCAGCCAAGTCCTCAATGCTGCGCTTTTGCTGTGTCTTTGGATCAACCCAAAAACCTTGTGACACAGCTGCTTCGAGCAATCGTGTGCTGTTGTCAAAGTCAGCATCAAACTTAGCCAGGCGCTGCGCTTTCTCGCGCTTCATCTCAAACTCAGCTGCCTTGGCCAGCACGGTGTTACCCATGGTTGCACTGGTAGCTCTAAACTTAAGTGATGCCTCTGGGTCAACCTGAGACAAACTTCGGCTAAAGCCATCCATCATTGTGGCCAGCTTGTTCTGCACTTGCTCAGTGGTAGCTTTGCCCATCTCCACGGCTGTGAGCATGGTGGTCATTTGGCTGCGTGCTTCCATCTCAAACGTACTGGATAGCTCAAAGGATCGAGCCTTGCGCACTGCCTGGTCAAAAACATTAAACGTACCGCCCAGCTTTAACGGCTCTGGGTTACCAGCTTTGGCTGCCTGGAGCTGTTCATCAGTCAACGGGTTATCGGCTGCATATTGCAAGCCAGCCTCATTGGCCGCACTCTTTGCAATGCCAAACAGCTGGTTGCTTAATCGATCCAAAGTCTGAGCCACAGTACCCTGGTATTGAGCTGCAGCCTTTAAGCCCACATAGTCGACTTGCGGTGCATTGACCGTTGGCAGTACAGCACCAGGAATGCCTGCTGCCTCAACCCGGCCTGATTGTAGAAGTGGAAGGTCTGCCATAGTTTAGTCAGGTGTAAATGGGTTTCTAACAGTCTGAGCAAAGTTCAGACCACCTTGCAGCAATGTCGCATTTGAAAGTACGCCACCACTGTCCACAGCGTATTTGCCTGCCAAGCGCATCTGGCTGGCTTGAGCTTCGGCTGCACTCATTGTCAAATCAGCCTGTTCTTTAGATGCCAAGATCATGGCTCCGGCATCCTCAAATCCTAAGATTCGAGCAGTCAAAGCATTGAGGTTTGACATGCCTACGTCGCGGTAAGTAGCACTTACATTGGCAAGTTGGACACCAGCAGCAGAGCCTTCGTTATACACAATGCCATTGGCTGCAGCACGGGCACGCACAGCCGCATTAGAGCGCTCCATGCCACGCAGCAGTGAGTTGCCTTGAATGGTGTAGTTCAGCGCCTGACGCTCGGCAGAGAGCAGCTTGCGGCCAGCTTGGATGGCCGCATATTTTTGATCCTGATCGGTGCGCAGCTGTGCGAGGCGTAGTGTGTCTAAAGCCTGTACCTCGTACAAGCCCTGCTGATATATCGCAGCAGTCTTTTGAGCGCCGGCTGCTGTAATGGCAGTAGCCAATTGCAAATATGGGGCGGCTGCATTTAGACCGGTTTGCAAACCAGTAAACACTGTGCCAGCTACGCTTGCTACTTTGCTTCCAGCATTGATGATGCTAGCCCAATCAAAACTAGAATCTAGCCCTTCGGTTGGCCCCCCCCAAGGGCCAGCAGCTTGCATGCCATCAATTTCAAATGGATCCATTAGGTGCCTCCAGTCACTGCGATCTTGTACTCAAGACCAAGCAAGGTCATCTTGAGTGGCAAGCTCTGTGAAATTTCTATACTCGCTTCACGGCTGTAACCAAGTACGCCATTGACGCGCTTGCTGCCAGTAAAGGTAGGCTCAGGCAAATCTAACAATGCATTGTCAAATGTGCGAAAAGGCACAGGGTTTTGATTTAGCGCCAAGTGCTGCGTGTTGTCTACCAAAGCATTGATCTCGACAATGCGCTTTTTAAAACCAATCCTGGTGCCTGTTTGCAGTTTGACCTCTGCCGGCATGGTCTTGGCAAATACGGTAAACGGCAGGCCGACCTCAAAGCTTGCGGTGCTAGCCCGGTCAAAAGTAACAGAGCCACCACCGCTCACGGTCTCGTTGCCCTGCGGCACGCCATCACAAATCACGTTAAGCGCCTTGCCAATGTGCGGCAGGCTTGTTGCACTGGCAGCAGCGCCCCCAATAAACGCGCAATCGGTAAAGCGATCAAAGCTAAACAGCTCGACAAAAAATTTGTTGGTGCTGTTAAACGTGCGTCTGACAACTGCATAGATGTCGGTCACATCGATGCTGACATCCTTAAACAAGCCGTCAGTGATGAACTCAGAAGGCGCGGTAATCTGCTGCGAGCGCATGATACTAAACGCAGCCATGGTGCCGTCATTGTCATTGACCATCAAAAGCAAGTCGCCTTCGTCTGTGCTGTTAGCCCGACGCAAAGCCATCCTAGTTGGGCCTTTGAGTAAGTGGCCAGCAAGCAAGGAGATGCGCTGCGTCACATAGGTCAGCTGCGTATCAGAGAACAAGAACTCATTGATTGACTTACCCTGGCGCTGGATATAAACGGTGCCAGACTCAAGGGACTGCACACGGGTGCCAGGCTTAATGCCATTACGGCTCACGCCCTTAAAGGTCAGGGTCAGAGGGGTGATTGGCTCAGTGCCAGATTGCGGTACAAAAAACTCAGCGCCAGTTGTGAACACTTGCAAGTCACGGCCAGAGATCATGTCAACAATTACGTTTAGCGAGCTGGTGTCTAGCGTTGCTTCAACCGCGTCATCGTCAAATGCCTCGGTCGGCATGAACTCATCAAAGATACCGATCTTGCTGCCCCAGATCGTGGATGGGCGAGACTTAGAGCCACCAAAGTACAGGCGGCCCTCATGAAACGTCACTGTGCGTGGCCATCCCTTGCCGCTGCTCCACACGTCCTCATAGCCTGATTCGATCTCCCAGCTGCCCTGAGCAATTGCGCTGGTGTCAAAGAAAGGATACTCAGTAACGGCTTTGACAGAAGTAACTGAGATGTATTGAATAATCCGCGCCCGGCCCTGTGGGTAGGCATTGATGTATTGACCAACACTACCCGCGCTAAATGCTGAGTGCTGCGATGTCAACGTCACATTGCCAGAGACAGCGCTGGGCGTTAAATGGCCAGCTGTCGGAGTTGTTGTTGTTAGGGTAAACGCATACTTTGGAATGTTGGAAAACGTATTTGTGCTAATTGTCCAACTCGAATCGGTACCGCCTCGCACTAACCTAACAGGGGCCAGGTCAGGGTGAACTATAAACATCGTGTCAGCAGACTGCGTCCAGTTGAGCTGGCTGAGCATTGCGCTTGTGATGCTAGTAGACAAATATGGGTTTGCACCACCATTGATGGCTGTGATCTGAACACCGTCTTTAAATACATACATGCGTTCATTAACAAAACAAAGCATGTAGCTGTCGTCAACACTAAACTCAAACGGTACCAAGCGAACGCCATCGGCTGCAGAGCTTGGCAGCTCAGCAATGTGCTTTAGACCAGGACGACGACGAATGCCGCCTTGAGGCTGAACAACAACATTGGTGGCCTTGGCCAACGCGTTGTTGTACTGAGCCAGATCGATGCGTGAACGCAGCAATGGATCTAACTCGCCAGAGCTAAAGTTGGTTTGGATGTCAACAAAGCGTGGCATCAGCCCCTCACTGCAATAAGGCTAAAGTCTTCAATCACGCGAGTGGGCGTGCCCTGGCCATCAATGTTCATGGCTGTACGCATGTAGCCACCACGACCATTTTCAGCAGGGCCACCAACAGCAACGCCCTGCCAGTATCCAGCACGGTCGCTTTGTTCGGTGATTGGCATGGCCAAGTGCCAGGCCATCATGTACTTAAGAAGCTGCACAAAGTATTGCGGCATTGCAAACTCGCCCAAGCTGTACTGGTAGTCCAGGTAAACAGCAGGGAGGTTTGTCAAAAGCTTGTCGCCCTGGATTTCCCAGTCTTTGTTTGCATAGGAGTTTTGCGCTGCGCTTGCGTAGGCAGCACGAACGGTGCCCAGCCGGTCACCTGGCAGCTGATACTCATAGCGCCAGATTGAATTTGGGGTGGTAATCAGCTGAGCCAGCTGAACCTTTTTAGTGTTAAACGTCCACGGGTAAGTGGTCAACACTGAGTCACGAATGTCGGGATATAGGCGGTCGCATACGCTGGCCGCATCGGTGCCATCATTAAATGACGTGATTGACTTTGCACCCAGCATCAGCAGGGCATCAGAACAAATTGAAACGCCAGTATCGCCAGCAGCCATGTGAACCTCTCAATGTGAGAAGGGCCAACCTCCGAGTGATCAGAAGTTGGCCCGTCGTGTTTCCTGATCCTATTAGTCGGTATCAGTTGCAGTTACGGTCACACCGTCAGTGATGTCAACCACGCCAGAGGCATTGCTGACCACATAAGCAGTGGACATTACTGGAGTGCCACCCGTTGCTGAGTAACAGAAAATGATGTCGCCAACTTGAAGGATGGATGACAAAGAGTTGAAGTAACCAGATGCACGAATTACCGACTGTGCGTCAGTCGATGCGTAGGTGTAAATGGATGGTGCGTTACCAGACTTTGCCTGACCGCCAACGGTATTAAAACCAGTAGATGAGAAAGCCATTTTGTGACCCTCCTATTAAGCTGCAGCCGCTGTATCGCGTGCAGTGATTTTGACGATACCCTCAGCATCGATCGCTATGGCACCAGCAGAGAACAAAGCATTCACAAGGTAGCTTGTTTTCTCAGGGACATAGTTAATTTCGGTGCGAGGAGCAATGCCTTCTGCGTAGCCGATGGCATCGCGGTGGAAGGCAAACAGGGTGCGGTCGCTAGAACCGTCGATGGGCAAGCCACCTTCAGTGCGATCACCCAAGACGTGGAACGTAAAGCCCATGAACTGGTTGATCTCGCCTTGAACCAACGCCTTGACGGTGTTGAAGTCCGAGCTGGTTACCGAAGTCTGCTCCAACATTGATGCCAAAGAGTTGGCATGAATGATGATGTTGCGACCTTCGGAAGGCACGTTCTTGGTGTTCAAGATCTTTGCGGCTTCGCGCAGCTTGGAAATATTCATGTTGGTGTTTGAACCACCAATTGAATTTGCCACAGTACCAGTGCTAGACGCAGCAATAAGCGCATCCAAGATCAACTGATCTTGACGACGGCCAATCGCATTGCCAACCACTTGCACAAGCTCTGAACGCTCGTCAAAGTTGACCTTCTGCTGAGAGAAGATGTCCGAATACTCAGCAGCGTTGAAATCACTCAACGTGCAAGTAACGGTTGAGAATCCGACATTCATCGGGGTGACATCAGTCTGAGAAACGCGAGCAGTAGCCACGCCTCGACCGACTTTAGGAAATTTAACAGTGGAGCCTTCGACACCACGACGCTGACGTACAGCACCTACCAGCATTGCTTTGCCTTGGTAAGCCTGCTTGACCTCTGCGTCGAATAGTGTCACAAAGGCGTTAGATAAAGAAACGCTCATTTGATTTACCTCATTCGGTTGTTGATCAGGGTTTGTCGCGACGGTTAGCCTTTTGCGAGGGCCGAAAGCTTGCTGTTTACGTCAGCCATTCGTCAGCATCCACTGCGGTAAGGGCCAGTTGCCTGGTATGCCTTGTGCGCGATTGTATGAGTTTTTGTACAAAATGCAAATGGTACTTAACAAATAAAAAAAGACCCAGCCGAAGCTGGGTCAAAATGGCAACTACAGGAAGATCAGGAAAGATGCTGCTGGAACATTCGCTCCACCTTTTGGCGGTACGCAGCATCGGTTTTGTATTTGGGATCACCAACCATTTGGTAAAGCTCTTCCTTGCTAGGGGCGCCTTCCATGGGGGCAACTTCAATTGGCACTCGGCCTTCATAAGCAGAGCGAACTTTCATCAAAGCGCTTAGACCTTTGGCAGTACCGCCCATGATCTTGAACTCTTCAAAGTCGTCTTTGCTCCACACGCCCTTGTTGACCAGGCCGCGTGCCCAGTCCACCATGCCGTTGACCACAGCGTTGGCGTTGGGGCCAAGAGACTTCATCTCTGCTTGTGTGTCTATGGGTGGGCCGGCCATCTCATCGGCCATCTGGTTGACGTTCTGTGCCAACTCATCAAAAGCCGCCTGGCTTATGCCGTACTTTTGTGCCCAGCCAACATAGGTTTTGGCCAGTGGGTCGTTTTCAACGTCTCGTGTTTTAAATACGCTGGTGTCGTATTTGCCATCTTCTGGGGCTTTGTGCTTGCCCTGGCTGACCACTTTGCGTAGATCGCCATAAGACTTGGCCATAGCTTCGAGGTTAGCTTCACCCTTGTCCTGGTTCCAGAAGTTCTCCGGCAGCCAGTCTGGGCGATCTTTTGGCGTGCCAGGACTACCTGGTGTCAGCTCTGTTGCTGTACTTGCCTTGTGGTTAATCTCAACAGCTTGTGAGTTTTCTGCCTTACTTTCGTCTGCCACCTGGACACTATCGAGTAAGCCAGTGCTGGGCTCGACATTGGTTTCGGTTTCTTGGGTCATAGTTTCCTTGCTTGATTGATCCGCGCCTCGATGTCCCGAACCACGTTTCTCTGCCCTTCAGCAAAGAAAGCATGGGCCGGGTCTGTGCCTGGCACGGCTATAGGCACATTCACATATACATCTCGCAGCCACTGCAGCAGCTTTTGGCCTTCCTCAGAGCCAAAGACACGCAGGGTTAAGCGCGCCAAGTCATCTCGTTGCTGAGTGACTTCGCGTATGTCTGGTGTTTGGCCAATGGCATCTAGTTCGTCCCAGCTCATGCTGGCGCCCCCATTGGTGCCGGCAGTGCTGGTTGACCAGGTGGCGCCATGCCTTGCTGCTGCATGGCCATTTGCGCTGCCATGGCCTGCGCTTGCTGAGCTTGTTGCTGCTCAATGGCAAACCCACGCTCTGCAGCGCTGTTGCGAAGGGAAGCCGGCACACCCAGCTTATCGCCCAGGTAGTCAATCATGTCGCCAAACTTGACGGCCACTTGACCCTCGGCACCCATCTGCTGAGTGATCTGGGCAAACTGCAGCGCTGCGTTAACTTCGTCCATTGCTTGAGCATTGGCCAGCGGTGAAGTGGGGGAGACCTTGACCTCTAGTCCATTAACACGCAGTGGTAAATCAATCAGGCCACGCTCATCCATGACTTCCAGGATCTTTGTGACCACAGGGATCATGGTCTCGTTGATCAGTCGGCCAAAGGCAGAGCCAAGGTTCTGTGACAGCTCCTTCATGCGCTCGACAATCTCTGTGGCAGAACGGGCGCTCATGTTCTCTGGTGGCAATGATTCGTCCAGCAATATGCGCTTGACGTTTCCGCGCAGATCGTTGATCACCAGCTGCGACACGTTAAAGTCGCCAGAGCGGGGCAGGGCCATGAGCGATGGGCCTTGTGGGCCACCATTACGGGCCACAGGAATAATCCCACCAGGAACGATCTTGACCGTGTTGGGGTTAAGTACACCATCATCGGCAGCGGTGTACACGCCAGAGACTGCAAGCGATGCGTTTTTGAGTAGCAACTCAATAGTTTTGTTCAGCGTCTTGATGTCTGGCAGGGCGGTCATCAATGGGCCACGGCCATAGATCTCACCGGCCACCTTCATGTAGCGCGAGATCACCCAGGGAGAGACCTTGCGTCTGCGGTAGACCAGCTCGGCCTTGCTGTGCTTGTCGATGACGTGGTAGCAGTAGTCACCACGGTTCGCGTCATAGATCGTGGCCTCAAGCAGCTCAATGTCATCTGTTGGTTTTTCACCAATGCGACGCTGCATCTCTTCTGGTATTTGCGCATCAGGCCATTGGCGTTGAATGCTTTCGCCTTTCAAGCGCATGCGTCTGTAGACGTTGTCCACCTGGCCATTCGCGCCTTCTTCGTAGCTGACCAGGAACAATGGCACAGGGATAAAGTTAAGCGGGTTGGTATCATCACCAGGCTGCACCATCATGCAAGACGTGCCTACTGCCAGGTCAAGTAAGAACTCACCCATGGCAATGTCAAAGTTGGACTGACGCAGCAGAGCAAACATCTTTTCGCCATACAGCTCTAGGATGGCCTGGGCCTGTGGCTTGCGATCTGTTGGAATATCAAGACCAGGCTCAAGGCGGCACCAGCGACGCTGCGGTGGGAAGACTACAGACTGCAATCTGTTAGCAAACCTTTGGGTGCTATTGATTGCTGTACTGTCGAAAACTCGTTGCATCTTTTTGGAGCCAGTGCTGCCGCCTTCCCACACGCCATACAGCTGGCGCTGGGGCAGGGCAAACTCATAGGCATCCTGGTACAGCTGCTGAAACTCATCCTTCTTTGTCTGGGCGACTGCTTGGCGCTTAATGATCTGCTCAGGCGTTAAACGCATGCCGCCCTTTTGGTTTGTGCCGTATTCCATATCAATCCTTTTCTAACTTGTACTTTTCAAGCAAATTGCGACCCTTAGCGGCCAATCGTGCTGCGGCCCCAGCTGTGCGCGGAGGAGTTTCGCCCCATGCGTTGGCCGCCAAAGCAAGCCTGGTCGGCTCACCCTTGTCGTTGACCAAAGGCCCACTTGGGTTGGTGTAGAACCTGGTCACAAAAGACCCCTTGCGCTTAGCTCGCTCACCGTCTGGCGCGCTGTCTTTTACGCCTGGCTTGAGGTTCTTACTCTCGCCAGACGATTCAAACTTACGCCTGCCGGCCTCAGTCAGACCGCCTTCGGGGTCTTTGTACTTGCTCATTTTTTATCGCGTGCAGCCGCCATGTTGTCAACCAGGTTGGGGTAAGGCCTGCCTGCTTTGGCAGCGCGACGCATAGCCATTCGCTTTTGAGCAGACGACAGCGCCTCAGACTTAGGTAAATCTTTGGGTCTTGGTTTGTCCCATACTTCTTTGGTTTTCATCCGCCTACTCCTAGTGTTTGAGTTGTACCGAGGCCAGCTCCAAAGCCGCCTAAGCCGCCACCGCCACCTAATGTTTGTGGGCCACTAGCTTCTGTGGCGTAGCCAGCCAGGATTGATCTGTTTGTCGCAGATCTACCAGCACGTCTGCTGCCAGCAATCTTTGCTGCAGAAGTTCTTTGCATGGCTTCCATCTCTGCCTTTGTTTTAGCTGCTGACTCTGCAGTGAGCCGCTGTGTTTCAGCCAGTTGCTTTGCAATTTCAGCTTGAGCGGCCTCTGCCTCTCTGGCCGCTTGTGCTGCCGACTCTTGAGCTGCCGCTTGCTGTGCTGCATATTGATCTTTTTGCTTTTGCAAAGTTGCCATTTCAGTATCAATCATCAACTGAACTTCAGCTTGTGCTTTTGTAAATGCATCAGCATCAGCTTTAGATCGCAGATCCAGTTGCGTCTTTAGTGCTAGGTCAAGCGCATCTTGTTCAGCTTTGAATGTCGCATCATCTGCTGCAATCTTAGCCGCTGCCGCAGCCTCATCTGCTGCAAGTTGCGCAGCAAATTCGTCTTCTGGGTTAGACAGATCAGCGCCCACTTCCAGGGCGCCAACATTGTCTTCAAATACAGCTAGACGC